CATACAGTCGAACTCAGGTTGTAATCTTAGATCGGAAATCTCATTGGCTTTTTCCAGAAGTCTTAATTCCGTATACCGCCGAGATTCAGCCTTGGAATCGAACACGATCCCGTCCACTTCAGTTTTTATGTTCCTGTACTTAGACAATGCCCCAGACTATCCCCGGTTTCCCAGAAGGTGTTTTCCTTCGGGTTCCCGTGTCTTCAATCTTTCCTTTGGCTTTTAACTCTGAGGTTCGGGGCTGGATGTTGGAATATTTCTCGTTTGTCACCGTGCAGATTTCGAGGGTTGACATAGGGCCGTAATCCGAGAGGGCGTCTAATACCGTCTGTCGGAGAATTTTACTTTTAGGCTTTATGACTTCAGCCGCAGTGATAGAAGTATCAATCCCCCTATGACCCGGAACGTTGGGGTATCTCTCAAATAAATCCAGGTTATTCATTTCGGCTCTCCATCCAGGAAGTCTAACGGCGTCACATAACCGCGTGACCATTCCATTATCTGGCGCATGGCCTTTGGACGCGGAGTTCTCCGTCCCATCGCCCAGTGCCGCATGGTCTGGTCTATTACACCGAAATCCCGCGCAGCTTCGGCCACGGTCATTTCGTTTTTCTCTATGTATTTGGAAAGTTGCATACTAACTTCATAAACCAGAAGCTAGTAGTATGTCAACCTATATGGTGTATTATTTCTATTCTGGTTGGTATGACGCCATCACCACAGCGATTATTTGAGTATCGTCTTCGCCGTCATCATTTTGAGTGAATCTTATAGATGAGTGTGCGGGATTGTTTGAATCAGGCTTCAGCCATCCCTTGCCGTCCTCGTCTATGATCAATTCCTTACAGGTCGCCTCGATCAATCCCAGTTCTGAGCGCCTTTGGACTATGACACGTTTACCGACCGGGAGACGGTCGTTTACTGGATCATACTTGGAGCATATTAATAGAGATTTATCCGAATACCGAAGGTTCATACTGTCGCCCCTGATCTCCAGGGCGAAGACTTCAAGGTCTCTGAACCTCATATCAGGCGGCACATTCACCGCATATTGCTCGTCTTCAGAGAGTTCGATAGCCTCGCGCCAATCCCCGGCCTGAACGAATCCTACTACCTTGACCGACGTCAAGCTGCCCTTGGTTATTTCTAGATCCTCGAAAACAAGCTCAACGGCTAAACACCCCAAATGAGGCGCGAGCCTTTCAGCCCACTCCACAGTGAGTTTTCGGGTTCCCGATTCTAGCATGCCAATTGTTGGGCCAGAGGTGCCAGCGAGGTCGGCAAGATTCACCTGGGTTATACCGGCTTTTTTTCGGAAATGAGCGAGCCTGTTCATTATTTTTATACGATACAACAAAAAGTTCGTTAAATACATAAGTTCGTTAGATATATAACGTATAAGAAGACTAATATAACAAAATGGTTGATTAGTTTATTAAAATCATGTATTACTAATTCCAGAGGAGAACTGAAATGCAAGATTTAACAATACCATCAAGACGAGAAACCGGCCTGACTGACTACGCTCGTGAGGATCTGATCGTAGCCCAGGGAGAGTTGGAAAAAGCCCTCCCCATACTAAGCAGTCTGAAAAGTTCACTTCGATATGCGGAGTATCTGGGCGCTGACGTTGAATACCGAAATGAATGTCAGGAAATTCTAGGGTCGATCAATAGCGCCATAGAAGAAATAAATGAAAGAGTGGGAGAAGAATAATGCAGATGGAATCCGATAAAATCACGGAAGTTTTGAAAGCCAAGATTGCTGCCCGTTCCAGTTTCAAGAAGCTAGAGAAAAGCGGGATTAATCCGCACTTTAAAAGTAAGTATTCAACATTAGACGACATTTGGAACGCTTGCGGAGGCGCTCTAGCCGGGAATGGTTTAGACGTTACCCATCAGATTTCAAACAATGGGAACGGCACTGAGATCGTCGCCACGCTTTTCCATGAGAGCGGCCAGTACCTAAGATCTGCGATACCTCTTCCAGTTGGGACTCCCCAGCAGACAGGGTCGGCAATTACTTATATGCGGAGATATACAATTCAAAGCATTCTTGGATTAGAGGGGGATTCCTTTTCGGATGACGACGGGAATGCCGCCGAAGAAATTATTAAAAAGATAACCGCTAACCAGAAAAAACAGATCCTTAAATTAATTGAGGAAACTGAAACAGACACAATAAAATTTTGTGAATATCACAAGATTTCCTCCGTTGCGGATATGCCAGCTTCAAAATTTGAGTCCTGTAAAAAGTCTTTGGAGAAAAAAGCCAATGGATAGTCTGGAACAACGATCAGCCGAATGGTTCGCAGTGCGCTGCGGGAAGGTCACTGCAAGTCGAGTCTCTGACGTTATAGCCAAGACCAAATCAGGCTGGGGCGCTAGCCGCGCAAATTACATGGCGCAGTTAATAGCCGAACGACTGACGGGCGAAGTCGCAGACAGTTATTCCAACTCTGCCATGCAATGGGGAACAGACCACGAAGACGAAGCTCGTATGGCTTATGAATTTTATGAAAATGCGAAGGTGCAGGAAATCGGATTTGTCCGTCACCAAGACCTGGAAAGCGGGGCAAGCCCGGACGGTCTGGTTGAAGACGACGGCTTAACTGAGATCAAATGCCCAAACACCGCCACGCACATACAGACACTATTAGACCAGAAAATTCCCAAAAAATACGAAACTCAAATGCTCTGGCAACTTGAGTGTACTGACAGGAAATGGTGCGACTTCGTCAGCTTCGATCCGCGTATGCCTGAAGATTTAAAACTCTTCGTCAAGCGGTTTGAACGTGACGATGAAAGGCTTGATGAGATTCGGGGAATGGTTGCTGATTTTATTAGCGAACTTGAAGACAAATTAACTGCTTTAGAAAAACTGGAGAAATAAATGGCTTACGAACCTAAGCCCGGTGACGGGTCACTTTTCAAAAACGAATACAAACACGCCGATAACCATCCTGACGCGACGGGGTACATTTTGGCCCACAGAGATATTAAATCAGGGGAAAGATTAGAACTCGGAGCATGGACGAAGGAAGGCACCAAAGGAAAATTTCAAAGTCTGAGAATGTCGGACCCTTACGAAGGCAGCCAACCCATGCAGCCCGACGACGGAATTCATATAACGGACGTTTCTAACGAGCTTGATGACGAGATTCCATTCTAACACCCACCACCACCAGGGAGGCTCTAATGAACATGATCCACAAGACCGAATTTAAAAGAATGCCGAAGTATTTGGAATATATTCGGACCCTGCCTTGTGTCATTTGCAAGACCACTTACGACATTCAAGCCGCTCATGTCCGATATATTGCGCCTTCTGGGACCGGTATAAAACCTTCTGACGAGCATTGTTTAAGTCTTTGCCAACCCTGTCACGCAGAACAACATAGTCGAGGCGAGGAAGTTTGGTGGAAATCAAAGGGTCTCGACCCAAAGGAAATAACGGAAGGTCTGTGGGATATTTTTAACCGATTCGGTAACCCTGCGCGAGGGAATCTGGCCGAGGTCTATGTGGAGGGAATAAATGAATTTCGATCCTGATGAAAATGCCGCTGAACTATCCCAGCGTGGAATAGCGTGGGCAGAGTTGGATGGAGCTTATAAGGCTCTCGATGATGCAACCAAGTCAATCCTGTCGAGTATTGCTACGAATTTCGAGGGGAGTGAGGCTCTGAAGGAACGATCAGCCAGAGCGTCAGATGAATACAGATACCAGCACCTGAAGAGTTTGAGCGAGGCCAGAACCAAAGCCGCAATCGCAAAGGTTAATTATGATGTCTACAAGACTTGGATCGAGATGAAGCGAACTGAATTGAGTTATCAGAAAGCTGAGATGGGGATCAGATGATTGAAAATTTATTATTATTGAGGTTTCAACCACGGAGTAAAATTACCCGGACCCTGCTTGATGGGGTTTGTGTCTTCTTACTTTTTACAGTCACTTATTTCGCACTGGTCATTTTCTGATGATTAAAGTCGTCTTCATTTCCGTTCTTATCTTAACTACCAAGGTGCCGCCCGAAGGCTGGCTACAATGGACGCAGAGTTACAGTAGTGTCGAAATCTGCCATGAAAGAATCCGTGAAGACTTCGATCAGATAGCCTCTGCGGTGAAGGGATACTTGGGAAAGAAATTCGTATCGGTTCTGGAAATGCGCTGTTTAACATACGACCAGGCGGTGAAACTCAATGCGGAGTTGGGACATTAGGGTGGGAAAGAAAAAGAAATCGCAGCGTAGGCGTAATGTCATCGCCTCCGACCTTCGGACGCCAAAGTATCGGCAAAGAAGGATTGAATTAAAAACACTGCGCGAAAGGGCGCGGGTCGCACAGGATGAAATCATTCAGGAGATAGAAAAATAATTTATCCGAATTTCAGAGACGTAGACGGCGAGCTATTTATTGTTTTAAACAAGCCAGACGGGGAAGAGGTTCTCCATGAGAAAATAAGCGCGGGCGAGGCTTGGAGGCTGACAATGCAATTATTGGAATATCTGAAGAATTAATGGCTTTTACCATCCCACAGGTTTGTGAAAAACTGGGATATTCACGCCAGACGGTTTATCATTTAATATCGACTGGTCAGTTGAACGCTTGCAAACCCGTAAACGGGCATTATAGAGTTTGGCCTGAACACCTGGAAGAATTTAAAAAGAAAACTGAATGCCACAAGGGCCGCGCCTTATTAAAGAACCCGGACGACGAAACTGGTACGTCAGAATCACGGAGCGCGGCACAACACGCAGGATTTCTACACATACTCCGGACAGAGAAGCAGCGGAAGATTTCCTAAGTAACTTCAAGGCCGCATTGGAATCGCCCGCCGGGAAAACAATCGGCGAACTCCTTGACGCACGGGTTAGAGCCAGATCACCCTACGTTTCGCGCCCTGAAGCCCTCAGAGAGCACGCTATGGCCCTGAAGAGGTATTGGGGCAATAAGTACCCCGAACAGGTAGAAGACCATGTACGACTCTGTAAGAACAACAGACGGCAATTAGAGGAATTGAGGGCCGCTTTAAAGCTCGCTGAGGAAAGAGGCTGGATTGATAGAGCGCCAAGGGTTGAACTCCCTCCCAAATCATCACCAAGAGATAAATTCCTCACCCAGGAACAGGGAATAAATTTATTAAGGGCAGCGCACCGCCCTCATATAAAACTTTTTATAATGATTGCCATGACCACCGGGGCCAGGAAGGGTGCCGTCCTCGACCTTACATGGGATCGTGTTGACATGGACGAAGGAGTAATTGATTTTCACAACCCTGAAATGTTTATAACCAACAAAAAACGATCCGTTGTTCCCATTACCAGAGAGTTAATCACGGCCTTGAGAGAGGCGCACCTCATGGCTACAACAGACTATGTAATCGAGTGGAATGGGAAGCCAGTGAAGTCGATCAAGACAGCTTTTAAAAATACTGCCGACCGTGCCGGTGTGCCTTGGTGCAGCCCTCATGTTTTAAAACACACCGCGATAACATGGCTGGCACAGAAAGGCTGGGGAATAGAGGAAATTTCAGAGTTTACGGAAACGTCTTTTGAAACCGTCAAACGTGTCTACCGACATGGCCGGCCAGAAAACCTGGTCAAACAAGCTGAAGATTTAGGATCTTTTTTGTACACACCGTGTACATTAGAGGAAATAGGCAGATCAGAAAAAGTCGTTTAATATCAAAGAGTCGGGGAGTGGCGCAGCCTGGTAGCGCACATCGTTCGGGACGTATGTCCCCACTGTCAGATATAGTAAAAAACGGCAGAATACCAGGACTTCTTGTCAGATATAGTTAGAAACTGTGTACAAAAAATGTACACGCTGTGTTCAGGATAAAAATAACTGCTTTTCAAGTTCGCGGCGTTTGACCAGACCCGGAAGAATCCTGCCTCCGCCTCTGCGCCATTGCCAGAAGTTATCAGCGCATCCTTGGTAATCACGCCGATTGAGTTTCATTCTGAGGGTGCTGTTTTGGAAATTACCAGAACCGATATTGAATACCAGGCTGACGAGCGCCGAGAACTGATTGAGTGTCAGGGGAACCCCAACCAGCTTCGCAACGAAATATTCAGTTTTCCGTAGGTCTCTTTTAAGTAACGTTGTCCCCTCGTCACGGGTAATGTCCCTATGATCGCGGTCAAGCCTATCGCCATCAAGACCATGCAGAGAGCCGTGGCCGATAGTAAGTATATCAGCGGGACAGCGATAAACAGAAGGGCTAAATCCTTCCATTGATTTAATAAGGTCAACGCCTTTTTCATTTGTCTCTACTTCGCCCATTTGGACACGAGCCTTTGCCCGAACCAGAAGGAAATGATAGTGGCAAAAATTCCGCTGACAGGCTCGAATATCTGATTAAATTGTGCCTGGTCGATATACCCGAATGAACTAAGAACCGTCAGCAAAACAAACTCGAAGAAAAAACAATAGGTAATAATCGGCCTTACGGAAGCCGCGAGGTT